TACTTCAGCCACATAAGTATTACTACATATGCTTGGTAGATTAGGCTCTAAGGAACTTCCCGTCAATTTAAAGCTTTCATGCTGTACATTACTGCACAGTGGGACTTAGTTACAAATCCATAGCTATGTTAGCCAATTCTTTATTACTTAAATGACCATAGCTTGTTAGATGAGAAAAGCCTATGTGTAAAACTTCGTGTTTCAATAATCCTTGTTGATGTAATTCACTCAAGGGTTTCCAAAACTCCTCACTAATAGTTAACTGATAGTTGATTCCATTAAGACTTACTCCTGCCGTAGGGATTTTATTATCCCATACTTTATTAAGCATAATTAGAAAAAGACCATAGAAAGGTTCTTTAAACATTAAGTTTTTAGATGCTTTCGCTAGTGATTCCTGTTTTGTCATTTTTCTTTAGTTTAATTGTAATTTGAGTATCTTCAATGAAATCAAATCCTAAATCTTCTATTGTTTTAAACAAATGCTTTGAAAAATCATCTAGAAAAAACTGGATTTCTTTTTCAGACTGTTTATTCTTAACAATAGCTTTCAAGATTTCTTTGTAGGTGACATGTTTTTCAATTTGAATACCTACTTTTTTAAACTTGTTTGTTGTTTTAGTTGCATGTTTTTTCCAAAGATCTAAAGATACATTAGTCTTTTTTTTTAGAAGAAGAAACATAGTTAAATTAGTTTTAAAGTCTAGATTCTCTATAGTAGTTAAACCTAATACTTTATCTTCTATAGTGTTAGAATTAAGCATTGCAGTTAATGACTCGTATTGTTCTATAGTAAGTTTTTCTTTTTTCATCAATCTTCAATTTTTAAAGTTTTAATTGCCCATTCTTTAGGTTTACCTGATGATATCATATCAACCCATTCTTTAGCAGTAGGAATGTAATTATTACAATCCTCTTTTACATGTTGTTCTCCAACATATCTTGTGTATACAGTTTTACCATCCGAGTTGACAAAGCTAACACCAAATACTTTTTCACATTCAAATATACCTTCACTATGGTGACGGAACATTCTATGCATGCTATGACCTACCCATGATTTTGTAGTATCAAACCACTCATGAATATGATGATAATTTTCAGGTATTCCTCCAAACTTTTTAACTGATGATTTTGAATGTTGATAAGGATGTGCCATTATTCTTCAGATTCAAATTGACCTTCATGGTTAAAAGTTTCATGATCAATAACTTTTATATAGTTCTCAATGTTATACTCTGCAGTAGGTACGGTTATTGTAAAGTGTCCCCAACCTCCATCATTATTATACCAATCTTCTATTTCATTAAGTTTTGTATAAGCAAGTTCTTCAATAAATGTTTTAACTAAACTATCACAATGAAACTCTGTATCATTATTATTATTATCTTGAAAAAATATTTCATCTATGGCTCCACTATCTCCCCCACCACTATAATTTATAATAATTTCCTTAATACCATTATCATGTAGATACATCATAGCACCTACAAGATTAGTTTTTTTTTCTTTCATGATTATTTTTGTTTGTAAAATCGACCTAAGATGTTTCCGTTAAGAAAGTCTTCTTTCTCAAGTACTTCATATTGAAATAAGTACTTTGTTTCTTGATAGGTAAGATCTGTAGCTGAATAACAAATTCTTAAGATTTCACGGTGAATAACAGTGTTTTTTTTATGAGCTTTTTGTAAAACTTCATTGCTACTATAGTAATGTTTATAGTTTAATTTAACATCCTTTGTATATTTCTTAACTCTTTGGTCAGTTATATTAGCCAAAGCTTTTTTACCCATTTTCTTTTTAGTAACTGAGTAAAAGTTTTTCTTACCAATATATCTTACACATTTACCATCTATGATTGCAGTCATCATATATATAAATCCTACCGCACCCTCTGTTATTTTTTCATCTGTAAATACTGTTTGATTATATATCCAACTCATTGTACTAATTGTTTAGGATTTAGGGTATTAGAAAGTAAAGGCATGATAAGCTCTCTTACTTTAGTGATACCGTGCTTTTCTACAGAGTCAGATATATCTTTCTCCATGTCTAGTGTTACATAAGGTATTTTATATCTCTCCTCATACTTCTTCATAGCTTTTATACCTGCATCATCATTATCAAAGAGAGTACAAAGGTTTTTATAGTTTCTTTTACAAGCTTCTATTACATGTTCTGGTATAAGAGTATTCTCACTATCTGGTGCAATTGCTTCTGCATTTTTAAATCCTAGTTTTATAAAGGTCATAATATCTTTAAGAGAGCTGCAGATTACTAGATAGTCTTTCTTCATAGTTAGTTGATCCATACCTTGGATATAGTCTCTTACTTTAATAAACTTATTGTCTTTTATCTTAGGTTGATATATCTTATAAAGAGTGCCGTCTTTTCTAAAATAACCATATATATAATGACCGGAAATAGATAGTTCTTTAATTTCACCATCGTCTTCTTTACTCATTATGTATTGTTCTAGAGGATACACATTATAAAATTCTAAGATATTGCTATCTATGTAATATTTAGACCAATACTTTTGATCTAGATTGTTCCAAGTCCTTGTTTTAAAATCTGTTACCTTATATTTAGAATGTTTCTTGAATTCTTTAATCTCAACATCTCCATTGTTCAGAAGATACTGATTATAGTCTTCAATAATTTTGTGAGCAGCTTCACCTCTTGTACTTAGATTAAACATAAGCTGAACAAGATTTAAGCCATCTCCATGTGCATCTGTTGAAAAATCTTTATATCTATAATCATTTTTAGTAGATGAATAATAGACATACATACTAGGAGTTCTATCCTTATGATTAAAGACAGACTTAAGTTTTATATCCTGACCACATAACTTTTCAGACAAATTCAAATAGTATTCAAATACCCAGGTTTTAGGTATGTCTTTTAAATCTGATATTAATGCTGTAGTTCTTAGCATATAGATAAGAATAAAAAGAGGAGACATTACTCTCCTCTTTTATTTAAATTAAATGATATTACAATTCAAAGTCTGCTGAACTAGCAGTTGGAGTATTAAATCCAGCAACAGGTTCTACTTTCTTTTTCTTGATATGTTCTGTTTCATTGAATTTTATGATCTTACTATTTTCTTTATCACAAATTTCAAATGGAACTGTGCCTTTTGCATACTTAGGTAGAAACATATCATAGGCTATATAACCTTCTTTGTTCTGATATTCTTTACCACCAAGACAGAAGTTAAACCAAGTATCTTTAAAAGGTTTATCTTGATTAAATCCTTTAATAAAGTCTTCAATGGTATTGTATTTACCATCAGCTTTTGTGAGCCAATCTGTACCAACCTCTTTACAGAGATTAGAAAGAAACTTAAGAATCTCTGTATCTCTTTTAATTTTAATACCTGATTTAGTTTCTCCATCTGCATAAGCCCACTCACTAGCTTTTACCTTACCTACTTGACCTTTGTATCTTCCAAGTTCAGGCTTATCTTTATTAATAAAGAACCCTTCAAACTCTGCTCCTCTGTCTGTACCTTCAAGATTAAGTATCAAGTGATAAGCGCCTTCTTTAAAGGTAAAAGCTTCTAGTATGATATCATTAATTTTTGCTACAACATTTCCTGGTTGTAGTGTTTTTGGAACTGCTGTCCCACCTGTGGGGATGTTTTTCGTGCTTATACTCATTTTAATTTACATTTTTTTGTTTAAATTTATTTTTCGTAATCTATAATTGCTTTGCGAACATACTCTAAATCATTTGCAATTTCAAATGATTCAAACATTCCTTTAGGAGATTTACAAGTATTTTCCCCATTGTTCTGAGTCTCAAACACATAGCGTATATTGTCATCTTTATCTTTCTTTACTTTACCAAAGAGCACTATAGAAAATAGACCCTCTAGTGTTAAAGTATTATCAATCATTTTCATTTAGTACCTTTAATTTCTTAAAGGATTAGACTATATCTTCTACTATTTATATTTCCACTTATATCCACCTGCTGTTTTGCATCTTCCTACGCATGCATTTTGTATAGCTCCTTTACAGGCTCCTGTTTTATTAGAAGCATGTTTTAAAGATATAAAGTGTTCAATAATTATCCCATCTTTTGATAACTGTGTTACAGCTTTATATTTTTTAGCTTTAGATTCTTCATTATATCTTTTTCCCAGATTGCATAGTCTTAATTTATCTTTAGTGATCTCAGAAATTTTCTTTCCTAAATGTGCTTTAGATATTTTATTTCTAACTTCTTCTGGTCTAGATATACCTTTTAAACTATTTGACCTTTTTATACGAGCTTCTAGACTCATTATTTGGTTTTGATTACCATCTCCACCATCTGTCATATTTGTTAGTTTAAATCCCCAAGTCTTAATCTGAGCTATCCAATATTTTTCTAATGATTGCCAATCATTGGAAGTAGTATCAAGCTCTTCAATTATTGGAAGAAGTCCTTTTTGTATTAAACCCCATATCCAGTTATTTTTATAAGTAATCATATCCTTACGAATAGATTCCTGAATATGTTGTGTTAATCTGCTATGCATAGTTCTTTTTGTTTTTCCAACATATCTGATTTGATTAGTTATTGGATCTGCAAGTGTGTAAATTGTAGTTTTCATATTACAAATATATGAAAACTATTGGTTAAATAAATAATACCTTACCATTTCCCCTAAAGTTTTTAATTTTAGAGTACTCCCCATCACAGGGATAGTCGTTGAACCTTCATCCTTTTCAGGACACTTGGCTGCTGATTACCCAATTCTGATCTCTTTTACTATAATATAGTCATTACTGCTATATTGAGTGTATCAGACTCTAAGGGTGTCCCAGTCAATTAGATAAGTTTAGGCAAAATGTTCACCTATTGTTTTAGCTTTAACTCTACGCTTACCATCCATATCTACTGATTCCTCAGCATGAGTAAGAAAATAAACAGTAAGATCATCTCTAAGATCTTTGGGTTTTTTAGCAGTTGCTGCAAGACTTGAAGCTATTTGAGTAAATTTATCATAGCCTTTTTCTGTAGCTCTATCAAAATACTCAAAGCTTGACATATACTGCCAATCATCAACTACCAAACTCTTAATCTCTTCTCTTCCATTAACATACTCCATAGCCTTAAGAATACCCTGAGCACTACTTGTATTACTCATATTGCCATTAGGAGTCTCTTTACTTATAGTTATATACTTGTTCTTCCATCCTTTAAAAGGTAAAGGTTTATTAGCAACATTGATAATGAAAGTCTCTTTAGGATTAAGATTTTCAATGCTTGTGGATTTACCACTGCCTGATTCAGCAATTACTAAGACACTATTTGCCATTACTTATCTGTTATTAGTTTGTTTAACCATTGTTTATTACTTACAGGCTTTTTTAGTAAAATAGCCGCTAAATCTCTTATTGTAAGAGCTTCAAATGGAGCATCTGTATCAGGATCCATTAATTCAAAATCAATATCTGTAGTCTTTATAGCTTTTTTTTCTACTTTA